TGCGAGATCCGCGCGCAACGCCCGAACGATCAGCAGGACCTCCCGCTCTCCACCCACGGCACCGGCGAGCAGCCCGAACACAGCAAGGGCGCTCCGGCCAGCAATGGCAAACGCCGTCGCCGCGCCGCAGTGTCCGTCCAGTAGCCCGAGAAGCCATGCACTACCGCCCCGAGCGCTCGAGCACTTCGCTCCTGACCGACCTGCCGCGCGAGGACATCCGGCGCTGGCAGGCCGCCGCATGGCGTCACGTGCACCGGATCAACCCCGCCGCCGCGCGTCGCATCTGGCGCGCAGCGCGGGCCCGGCAGCGCCTGGAGCGTCTCGGGGAGGCGGCATGAGCGGCAGCCCCACGCAGCGCAGTCTTGCCGTGATGCGCGATCGAGGCTATCTTGCCGAGGTGGTCGAGCAGTGGATTCCGGCGGTCAAGCGCCGCCGCGATCTGTACGGCTTCATCGACATCCTCTGCATCCGCGACGGAGAGGTGTGCGGCGTGCAGGCGACCAGCGCCGACAACGTCGCAAGCCGCGTCACGAAGATCACCGAGCACGAGAACGTCGCCGCCGTGCGCCGCGCGGGCATTCGCCTGCTCGTGCACGGCTGGGCAAAGCGCAAGGGCCGCTGGATCCTTCGGGAGGTCGATGTGTCTTGAAGCTTCGATTCCGAGTGGTCTCCGTGACGCTGCAGGAGCACCGCGATGGCGGGCGCGCCGCAACGGTACGCCTCGTGCCGGCACGCCACGAGGATAACCGGGCGATCTGGGAGCTCTCCCCGGCAGGCTCCATCGAGCTGCACGGGGTGATCCCCCGCACGACCGAGGAGCTCTACGTCGGGGCGGATATCGATGTCACGCTCGAGGAGGCCGCCGGCGCATGAAGCGCATCCGGCCGAACCGCCGTATCGACCCGGTCGCCTATGCCCGTGGCGAGGTCAACCTCGCGGACATCGCCCCCTGCCCGCTTGCGAGCGCCCGCGTCTGTTCCCTGACGGCAGCACTGAAGCCGAAACGCTCTCCGCGGCCGAAGCGGTTCTTCTGGACCGCCTCGGCGCTCTCGGTCCTCGAGCGCGAGTACCAGCGCTCGCGCGACGCACACGAGCTTCCCGCGCTCGCTGCGCGGCTCCATATGCCGGTCAGGGCCCTGCACGCCAAGGCGCACACCCTCGGGCTCTCACGCCGCATCCGCACTCGATGACGATCGTGCACCCCTATAAAATGGTCGCTCTGCAGCAGATTCGGCCCGATCTGCGCAACCCGCGCACCCACAGCGCCGAGCGCACCGGCCGGCGCTGCTTCACGATGGAGCTGCAGCCGGTGTACGTGGATGTGATCGTGCGGCGCTGGCAGGACTTCACCGGCCAGGCCGCGCACCTCGAGGACGACGGCCGCGCGTTCGATGAACTCGCCGCGGAGCGCACCGATGCCGACACCACGGTATAAGCCCACCGAGGAGCGACGGACAGAAGTCCTCGCCTACGCGGCCGTCGGCGTCCCGCATGCGCAGATCGCGCTTCTCATCGGAGTCAATCTGCGGACGCTCTACAAGTACTACCGCCATGAGCTCGATCTCGGCAAGGCCCGCGCGAATTACCATATCGGCAAGACGCTCTACAGTCAGGCGATCAAAGGCAACATCACTGCGGCGATCTTCTGGGCGAAGGCGCAGATGGGCTGGCGCGAGAAGCAGGTGATCGAGCACACCGGGGAGGGCGGCGGTCCGGTCCGCACGGCGACCGTCACGGCGACCGTCTCCGATGAGGAGGCGATGCGCGCATACTTGAAGTTGGTGAACGGGTGAACGCCGTCGCACCGATCATCCAGCCGTCCGCCGCGGCGCCTGCCACCGCGGCGATGTACTCGGCGGCCTTCCGCGAGCGCATCCGCCGGCTCGAGCGCCTGCGCCGCAACCCGGAGCTGCTGCCGAAGCTCAAGGCGTACTATCGCACCCACATCGCCGACTTCGTGAACGACTGGGGCGTCACGGTCGATCCGCGCAACGTGCGCAAGGGCGTGCCGGCCGTCATGCCCTTCCTGCTCGATCCGCGCCAGCGCGAGTGGATCGAATTCACGTACCGGAACTGGCGCGACGGGGAGTACGGGCTCACCGAGAAAAGCCGCGACGTGGGGCTCTCCTGGCTCATCGTCGCCTTCTCCGTCGCGCTGTGCGTGCTCTACGAGAACATCTCCGTCGGCTGGGGATCGTTCAAGGCCGACAAGGTGGATCGGAGCGGGGATATGGGCTCACTCTTCGAGAAGGGCCGCAACTTCCTCGAGGGGCTGCCGCGCGAGTTCCGCGGCGGATACGAGGAGCGCACGAGCTCGGTGCAGATGCGCCTGCTGTTCCCAGAGACCGGCGGCTCGATACTCGGTGAGGTCGGCGACAACATCGGCCGCGGCAACCGCACCTCGATCTACTTCGTGGACGAGTCCGCCCACTTGGAGCACGACCAGCTGGTCGACGCCGCGCTCTCGAAGACCACGGACTGCCGGCAGGATGTCTCCTCCGTCTGCGGCATGTCGAACACCTTCGCCGAGCGCGCGCACCGCGCGGGCGTGCGCAAGTTCACCTTCCACTGGCGGCAGAACCCGCGCATGACGGACGAGGACTACCAGAAGTTCCTCGACACCTGGGGGCCGGTCATCACCGCGCAAGAGCTCGACATCAACTACCAAGCCTCGGTCGAGAACATCGTCATCCCGGCTCTCTGGGTGAACGCGGCCGTCGACGCGCACGTAAAGCTCGACATCGCCCCATCCGGCGAGCGGCTCGCCGCGCTCGATGTGGCCGATCAGGGCATCGACAAGAATGCGATCGCCGTCCGTCGCGGCATCCTCCTCGAGCACCTCGAGCAGTGGAGCGGCAAGGAGTCCGACATCTTCGCAACCGTCGAGCGCGCCTTCCGTGTGGCCGACATGCATCAGGCGCGCAAGCTCATCTACGACGCCGACGGACTCGGGGCGGGCGTGCGCGGCGATGCGCGCAAGGTGAACGAGAAGCGCAACCCTGCCCGGCGCATCACGGTGCGGCCCTTCCGAGGTTCGGCGGCCGTGCTCGATCCGCTGGCAGAGATGGTCGAGGGTCGCAAGAACGAGGACTTCTTCCTCAACCTCAAGGCGCAGGCGTGGTGGGCGCTGCGGATGCGCTTTCAGGCGACCTATCGGGCAGTGAACGGGCAGCCGTACGATCCGGAAGCGATCATCTCGATCGCCTCCACCGTCGCAGATCTCGCGCGCCTGAAGATCGAACTCTCGCAGCCTACATACTCACAGAACGCTGTGGGTAAGATGCTGATCGACAAGACCCCGGACGGCGTTGCGAGCCCGAACCTCGCGGACGCCGTGATGATGGCCTTCGCTCCGCAGCGCCGGGAGATGCGGATCGATGAGCGATTGCTCGGTGAGGACTACAGCTATGCCACTGACGCCGAAGGGTGAGCGCATCAAACAGGCGATGCAGAAGGAGTACGGCGCGAAGAAGGGCGAGCAGGTCTTCTACGCGAGCCGTAACGCAGGGAAGATCAGCGGCGTCGACAAGCTGCGCGAGGCCATGCGCGCCGGTGAACGCGAGTCCGAAGCGCAGCGCCAGGCCGCGGCGCTCCTCGAGGGCCGGTACGTCTCCGGGCGCGATCGGGCGAAGCTGAGGACGAAGCGATGAGCGCGCTCTTCAGCTCACCAGAGGAGCGCGCGCAGGCGTTGGTCATCGGGGCCGCCGTCGCCGCGCATGCGCTCATCTGCGCCCGCGGGCTCGGCAGTACGAACTCGCGCGATGTCGCATCCGCCGCTTTCGACTTCGCCGAGCAGTTCATCGACGAGGCCGAGCGACGCACCGTCGGGAAGTTGAGCCCGTGAAGCCTCGCACCGCGGCCGTGAGAGCGCGACGCCGGATCGCCCGCGAGGAGCCGCGCACAGCGGTCGACGCCAGCGCTCGAGCGCCGCGCGAATCGATGCGCATCCGTGATGCGCTCTTCGCCGCCGATGCCGCACCGCCCTTGCACGGCTACCGATCCCGGCCGATCACGCTGCCGCGCGTGCCCTTCCCGGTACAGCGCCCGGCAATGGCGATGGATGACGCTGGCGGTTATCCCTACGGAGGATTCCTCAACGCGAACACCGCAGGCGGCATGTCGGCCTTCGGCCTGTACTTCCCCGGCTACCCGTATCTCGCCGAGCTCGCGCAGCGCTCCGAGTACCGCCAGCCGGTGGAGACGACGGCGAAGGAACTCACGCGCAAGTGGATCGCCTTCAAGAGCCAGGGCACGGGCGACAAGAGCGCGCGCATCCGCGAGCTCGAGAACGCCTTCGCCGCGCTCAACGTGCAGGCGGTCGTCCGCAAGGCCTGCGAGCACGACGGCTTCTACGGGCTCGGTCACGTGTACATCGACGTGAAAGGCCAGCAGGATCACGCCGCACCCCTTGCAATTGCCCCGGAGACGATCGAACGCGGAAGCCTGCGCGGCTTTCAGAACATCGAGCCGATGTGGACGACGCCGCTCGTGTGGAACTCGACCGACCCGACGCTGCCGGGCTTCTACAAGCCCGAGTCCTGGATGGTGCTCGGGCGCGAGACGCACCAGAGCCGGCTCCTGCGCTTCACCTCGCGCGAAGTGCCGGACATCATCAAGCCGGCGTACAACTTCGGCGGCATCTCCCTCTCGCAGCTCATCGAGCCCTACGTTACGCGCTGGCTCAAGACGGTCGACTCGGTCAACCGCCTCATCAACAACTTCTCGATCATCTTCCTGCAGACGGACATGGCGGCCGTGCTCTCCGGGGAGTCGAACGCCGAGCTCCTGAAGCGCTTGAAGCTCTTCATCCGCGACCGCGACAACCAGGGGCTCTTCGTCACCGATAAGGAGCGCGAGATGCTGCAGCAGCTCGCGGTACCGCTCTCCGGGCTCTCGGAACTTCAGGCGCAGGCGCAGGAGCACATGGCTGCCCCCACGCACCTGCCGCTCGTCGTGCTCACCGGCATCACCCCTGCAGGTCTCAACGCCTCCTCGGAATCCGAGATCGAGGTCTTCCACGACTGGATTCACAGCATGCAGGAGGCGCTCATCCGTCCGCAGCTCGACACCATGCTGAAGGTCGTGATGCTGGACCTGTGGGGCGAGATCGACGCGGACATCGTCTACGACTTCGTGCCCTTGAAGCAGCTGACGGGCGAGGCGCTCTCGCGCGTGAAGAAGACGCAGGCCGAGATGGACCAGGCCTACGTCGACATCGGAGCGATCGATGCGCAGGAAGTGCGACAGAGGATCGCGAACGATCCGGACTCCGGCTACAACAATCTCGACGTGAACAAGGAAATCGAGCCACCGGAGCCTGATGGCGGCGACGAGGAGTCCGACGAGGAGCCCAGCGAGGAACCGGGGGACGAGTGAGACGGCAGAAGGCTCCGCGGCGCACGCAGCTCGAGGCGCCCGAGCTCGCGCTGCGGCCGATCCGTGCGAACGCCGGCATCGAGGCAGCCTACCGCAAGCGCCTGCAGGCCCTCGCCCGCGCGATGGCGGCGGACATCCTCAAGCGCCTGAAGCGCGCGTACCGGCCCGCCGCATCGCGGCTCGGGATGGACGAGGATCCGATCGTCACATTGCGGACCGTGATGCGCCTGTGGGGACGGCTCTGGATCAAGCGCTTCGATGACCTGTCGACCGAGGTCGCGGCGCTCTTCGCGCGGCGCGCGCAGGAGAACCTGGATGCGACCTTTCGCCGACGGCTGAAGGATGCGGGCTTCACGGTGCGCTTCCGACCCACCGAGCGCATGACGAGCGCTTACCGCGCCGTCGTTGCCGAGAACGTCAGCCTCATCCGCTCGATCCCGCGGCAGTTCGCCAAGGACGTCGAGTCGGCCGTCTGGACGTCCGTCATGCGCGGCGGTGCCATGCACGAGCTGTCGAGCGAGGTGCGCCGGCGGTACGGGGTAACGTACCGGCGCGCAGCCTTGATCGCGCGCGATCAAAACGCGAAGGCGAAGGCCGTACTTGAGAACGCCCGCCGCGCCGAGCTCGGCATCACAGAGGCCATGTGGATGCACTCGAGCGCGGGCAAACAGCCACGCCCCACTCACGTGGCGATGCACGGCAAGCGCTTCAAAATCGCCGAGGGAATGTACGACTCGGATGAGGGCAAGTGGGTGCAGCCCGGAGAGCTCATCAACTGCCGCTGCACGAGCCGGTCGATTCTGCCCGGCCGTTCCACGTGAAACGCGGCGACGTCGGCCGTCGATTGATTCTCACACGCTAAGCGTGTCTCCTCGCATCCCAATGCTGCACTCGGCGTTGGGCACTTGATTGATCCCCACTCGAACTCGGTCCGATGTGGCTCCGACTTGCGCGATGGATCGGAGCCTGCGCTCGATCGATGCCGACGGGCACATGCGGGTCGAGGAATCGCGCATCTCGAAGGCCAACATCTGCCCGTACCTGGGGCGCGAGATCCCGAACTGGCAGGCGCTCGGGCTCGACCCAGAGCGCACGTACCGGCTCTTTCGCGACCCGAAGGAACTCGAGAAGGGCGCCTCCTCCTTCGACGGCAAGCCGCTTCTCATCCGACACGTGCCGGTGAGCGCGGAGCTGCCGAACAAGGAACTCTGGGTCGGTACGCTCGGGCACTGCACCTTCGAGGCGCCGTATCTCGTCACACGGCCACTGACCGTCCTCACGAAAGAAGCGATCGACCTCATCGAGTCCGGCGAGCAGCGCGAGCTCTCGGCGGGCTACCGCTACGAGGCGGTGATGGAGCCGGGCGTCTGGGGAGGACAGCAGTATGACGGGCGCATGGTCAACATTCGCGGCAATCACGTCGCGATTGTCTCAGAGGGGCGCGCTGGACCCGATGTCCACGTCGCCGATCACCTTCCACCGGAGCTTCGATCGATGAAGAACCGTCGCAAGATCAACCTGCTCAAGCGTTTCCTGCGCGATGACGCCGACCTCATGGCTCTCGATGGAATGCTCGGTGAGACGCCGGCCGAGTCCGTGCTCTCCCTCGATGAGGAGGAGATGAAGCGCGCCGAGGACGATTACCGCGCCGAGCACGAGAAGGCCGAGGACGCCGAGCTCACCGATGAGGAACGCGAGGAGGCCTACAAGCGCGCCCGCGACAAGAAGGCGAAGGACTCCAAGCATTCGAAGGATCGCGCCAAGGACGAGGAGCGCGAAGAGGAAGCCGAGGACGAGGAGGAGCACGAGGAGAAGCCGAAGGCGAAGGACCGCCGCCACGGCCGCGATGCCAAGCACTCCCGTGACCGCCGCGGCGCTCACGACGCTGAGACCGATCACCGCAAGGACTTCGAGCCGATCAAGGGAGAGGACAGCGTGACGAAGGACGAGATGAACCGCGCGGTCAAGGAGGCCGTCGAGGCCGAGCGGCGCCGCTCGCGCGAGGCGATCCAGGCGCGCGAGGCCGTCAAGCCGATCGTGGGCAGCGTGTCGCTCGCGATGGACTCGGCCGAGGACATCTACCGCTTCGCGCTCAAGCATGCCGGGGTCAAGACCGAGGGCGTGCACCCCTCGGCATATCCCGCGCTCATCGAGATGGCCGTGAACGCGCGCCGCTCGAGCGCTGCGAGCTCGCACGCGATGGACGCGCAGCCTTCCGGTGCCGTCAATCTCGATGAGCTCTTCCCCACCGTTCGCGCCGCCTGAAGCGCAGCGCACAGCACTCTTGAGGAGTCACTGACATGCCCGGTTCCGGTACTGGCTTTCAGACTTTCGTGAACAAGGAACTCCCGACGGGCGTTGCGGGGGACTTCGCCGGCGCGAACATTCGCGCGAATGTGGTGGCGGGCCCCGGCGCCTTCGTCGCCCCGCCGGGCGGCACCATCGTCGGCCTCGGATGCTGGGCAGACCCTGCGGCCGGCATCGCGAGCAACTACTTCCGCCCGAACGCCTTCGCGGGCTTCGTGCACCGCGAGGGTCAGGGCCTCATCACTTCCTTCCTCGGCATCGCGAGCATGCAGATCGTGGGCGGTGATGCCGTAACGCCCATGAGCCAGGGTGACTTCTGGGGCATCTTCGCATCGGGTGCCGCGCCTGGACAGAAGGTCTACTTCGACCCGGTGACCGGCGCGCTCTCGGCGAACGTCACCGGCCAGTCCGTCAAAGGCACCAACACCGGCGCCTCGATCGCCGCGGGCGTGCTGACGACGACCGATGCCGATCAGACGGGCGCAGCGCTTGCCGCAGGGCAGATCGTCACGGGCGTGGGCGTCCCGCCCGGCACCTACATCGCATCCGCCGCCGGCACCGGCTCCGGCACGCACCTGTGGAACCTCGCGAACGCGGATGGGACTGCGATCCCCGATGTGGCCGCCGAGACGATGGTGTTCTACGGCGCGCAGGAGACGCAGTATCTCGTCGCCTCCCCTGTCATCGCCGATGCGAGCTTCACCGCCTCCCTCGCTCCGCCCGCCGCGGGCGATGCGAACGGCGTGCTCACGGTCACGGCGGTGGCCTCTGGGACGCTCGTGCCGGGGCAGTTCCTCTCCGCGACGGGGCTGCCGGCGAGCGCGAACGTGCAGGTGCTCGAGCAGCTCACCGGCACGCCCGGCGGCGTCGGCACGTATCTGACGACGAACTCCACGTACACGATCGCCTCGACGAACTCTTTCGTCGGCACGCAGGGCAAGCTCGGGAAGATCTCGACCTGGGCGTGAAGGTGACGCGGACCCCTCACTGAGGATTGAACACCATGCTTCGACGTACCGTAGACCTGAGCAAGATCACGCAGGCGGTCCGCGCCGGTCACACCGCGGCGATTCTGCGCCAGCTCGCAACCGATCACGGCATCGCCTTCGACGAGTCTCTCGGCGATCAGCACTTCGTCGAGATCGGTCGCAACAGCTTCCGGCACCTTGACCCGGCGATGGCGATGGATGCCCCGCAGGCCTCGCTCGTCACCGTCTCGAGCGCCGGCATCCCGTGGTTCCTCGCCAACTGGCTGGACCCGAAGATCATCCCGATCCTCGTCTCCCCGATGATGGCCGCGGTGATCGCGGGCGAGTCCCTGAAGGGCGACTGGCTTACCGAGACGGCGATGTTCGTGACCGCCGAGGCGACGGGCGAGACGAGCGCCTACGGGGACTACAGCAACGCCGGCTCCTCGAACGTCAACGTCAACTTCCCGCAGCGGCAGAACTTCCTCTTCCAGAGCTTCATGCAGTACGGCCAGCGCGAGCTCGGGCGCATGGGTCTTGCGAAGCTCGACTGGGCGAGCCAGCAGCAGCAGGCGAACGCGCTGACGCTGATGAAGGCGCTCAACCTGCTCTACTTCTACGGCGCGGCGGGCCTCGAGAACTTCGGGCTCCTGAACGACCCCTCGCTTCCGCCGCCGCTCACCGCGACGTACTCCTGGCTCAACGGCGGGGCGAACACGACCGCTAACACGATCTACCAGGACGTGGTGCGGATGTTCATCCAGCTGCAGGCGCAGACGAACGGCACCGTGCGCATGGACGACAAGATGGTGCTCGCGATGAGCCCGCAGCAGGCCGTCGCGCTCGAGCAGGTGACGCTCTACAACACGAACTCCGTGAAGGAGCTCCTGAAGCAGAACTTCCCGAACCTGCGCCTCGAGACGGCCCCGGAGTACGGCCCGCCGTACAACGCGGCCGGCCAGCTCGTGCAGCTCATCGTCGAGGAAGTCGAAGGGCAGCGGACCGTCGAGTGCGCCTTCTCCGTGAAGCTCATGGCGCACAACATGGTCGTCGACTCCTCGAGCTGGCGTCAGAAGCGCACCTCGGGCGGCTACGGGGCGATCTGGTACCGGCCGAACATGTGCGTGCAGATGCTGGCCTGAGCGTGCGCGCGGATGCGGGCAATGCAGAGCAGCGGCCGGCAATACGGAGCGGGAAGCCCGTTTCAATGGTTTCCTGAGCTCGGCTACGGTCGCCCACCGTTCGCGTCTCTCGTCGCGGGTGCCGGTGGCATCACCGCGGGCCCGAACGGCGTGGCACTCGGCCTCTTCGGCTGGGTCGATCCGACGACGCTCGAGGTCAGCAACGTCGCGAGCGCCGGGGCGCTCCTCGGCTTCGTGCTGCCGACCTTCGACCGCTGGAACTGGCAACGCGCGTACCCGCAGCCGCCGGCCGGGTGCTGCGGTGTGACGCCGAACTTCTCCGGCCTCAATCCGGCGCCGCCCGCACCTGCCGCGCCTTTTCCACTCCTGATGCTGCGCGTCGGCATGCCGTGCGTCGTCGCTGCAGCAGGCGTCTTCAATGCCCGCTTCTCGCTCGGCGGGCAGGCCGGCAATCGCGTCTGGGCCGACCCGGCCTCGGGGCTGCCGTATGACTCCGATCTCGGCGGCTACGTCGCAACGCCCTGGACGCTGATGCAGTCGGGCGGCTGCGGAGCGGCGCTTCGCATCTCCTCCTTCGTCTCTCCCTTCAACTGAAGGATCACCCCATGCCGAACGTCATGATCGGTTGCAAGCTCCCGCACGGGCTCATCCTCGAGCTCATCCCCGCGCCGCCCGCCGACCGCACGCTGCAGGGCTTCGTGCCGCTGCCCGCCGGCAAGCGCGTCACGATCAAGGGCGCGAACTCGCTGCGCACCGAGCGGCGCGCACAGCAAGGCGTGCACCCGTTCGCGATCACGCCGGTCGACAAGGATTTCTGGGAGGCGTGGTACGCGCAGCACAAGGATCGCGACTTCGTGAAGAACGGCCTGGTGTTCGTCGCGAAGGATGAGAAGGACGCGCAGGCCATGGCGCGCGAGCGGCTGCCCGAGCGCACCGGCCTCGAGGGATTGAACACCGATCTCAAGAACGAGCCGCGGATGCCGAAGAGCAGCAATCCGAACACGACCGTTGAGGCGGACCGCGAGCACCTGAAGAGCCTCGGAGTGGCCGCCTGACGGCGTGCTCAGCACCGAGATGGGCATCGCACCGTGCGCGCCGAATCCTGTCACGCCTGGGATCGTCACCTTCGATCCGGTGGCGTTCGCGGCGGCGTTCCCGGCCTTCGCGACGGTGCCGTCCGCGGCGCTTACGGCGAACTTCAACCTCGCGTGCCTGCAGCTCGACAACTCCTGCTGCTCCGTGGTGCGCGATGCGCCGACGCGCGCGAACCTGCTCAACCTCTTGACCGCCCACATCACCGCGCTTCTGAACGGTGTGAACGGCGCGCCGCCTGCGGGCACGGTCGGGCGGATCGCGAGTGCCACGCAGGGGTCGGTCTCCGTGCAGACGGAGATGCTCGCGCAGTCAGAGAGCGCATCGTACTACCAGCAGACCCCCTGGGGCGCGCAGTACTGGCAGTCGACGCTCCCGTACCGGACCGCTCGGTACGTCTCCCCGCGCTGCGCCGCCGGCTTCGATTCGTGGGATGCGTGGCCGCAATGAGAGCGCACGCGGCATGAGCGCGGTGAATCTCTCATTTCGCGGCGGTGCGCGCATGAAGGCGTACCTCGCCGGCCTTCAGGCCGCAGTTGGTGGTGCCTCCGGCGTGCGCGTCGGGTTTCTCGAGGATGCGACGTACCCGGCGCGCGCGACGGAGAGTGGCGGTGAGGCGCCGATGCTGCACATCGCGCAGGTCGCCTTCTGGAACGAGTTCGGCACGAGCCGCGCACCGGCCCGTCCGTTCTTTCGCAGCATGATCGAGCGGGAGTTCTCGGACTGGGGCGATGAGCTCGGCGCGGCGCTCAGGGCGAACGGCTTCGACTCTCAGCGCGCGCTCTCACTCATGGGAGTTTCGATCCAGGATGACCTCAAGTCGTCCATCAACGAGTGGCCAGCCGACAACGCGCCCGCGACGGTCGCACTGAAGGGATTCAACAAGGGGCTCGTCTGGTCCGGCCAGATGCTGCGCGCCGCGGACTTCGAGGTGCTCGAGTGAGCCTCAATCTGCACAGCACCGTGCGCGGGGCCGTGAACGCCGTGAACGCCGATGTCACGGTCGCGTGGCTGAAGTCCACCGGCTACTCCGTCACGGCCGCCGGCAAGCAGGTCCCGCAGTATCAGCCGGCGGTGAACGTGAAGGCGCAGGTGCAGCCGCCCTCGGGGCGGGACCTGCGACACCTCGAGTTCCTCAACATCCAGGGGACGATCCGCACGGTGTTCATGTTCTCAGATCCCCTTGCGATCGTGCGCGTGGACGCCAAGGGCGGGGACCTGCTGCAGTTCCCGCAGTTCACCGGCGCGCCGGTCGACAACTGGCTAATCGCGCACGTCGATGAGACCTGGGATGTGGACTCGGGCGGCTGGTCGAAAGTGTTCGCCGTGCTTCAGACGGACCGGCCGCAATGAGCGACACCATCACCCCATCCCTTCAGGATGCGTACACGGCGCTCGTGGCCTTCATCGTCTCGGTCACTGGCCTGCCGGCGTCCAACGTCATCCAGGGCTTGCCGAACCGCGCGGCGATGCCGCTGCCGGGGTTCGTCACGGTGCAGGCGATCCACACGCGACGGCTGCGCACGAACCTCGGCACCTGGGATGAGACGAACCCGAACCCGACCGTCTCCTCGCTCGAGCAGGGCTTGGAGCTCACCGTGCAGATCGACTGCTACGGCCCGGCATCGGGCGACTGGGCGAACATGCTCTCGACGCTCCTGCGCGATGAGGCCGGCTGCACGGCGTTGGCTCCCAACTGCCAGCCGCTCTACGCCGATGAGGCACGCATGGTGCCGCTGGTCGACGGTGAGGGGCAGTACGAGGAGCGCTGGTCGCTCGATGCGCGCATTCAGATGAACCCGGTGACGACCATCGCGCAGCAGTTCGCATCAGCGGCGCACGTCACCCTGATCGACGTTGAGGAGCGATATCCCGCATGAACTCGATCCCCGTCAAGAATCTCATCAACGTCATCCCGGCCGTGCTTGCCGCAGGGAGCGCGGACCTTGCGATGAATGCGGTGTTCCTGACGCAGGACACCTCGATCCCGATCGGGACGCTTCAGAGCTTCCCCTCTGCGCAGGCGGTCTCGAACTGGTTCGGGGCGACCGCGCAGGAGAGCGCGCTCGCCAACATCTACTTCTCGGGGTTCGCTGGCGGCACGCAGCTGCCCTCGGCGCTGTACTTCGCGCAGTACAACACCGCGGCGGTCGCAGGATACCTGCGCGGAGGAGCGCTCACGGGCGTCACGCTCGCGGCGCTTCAAGCGCTCTCGGGCACGATCACCATCACGATCGACGGGGTCTCGCACACCTCGGCAAACATCAACCTCGCGACCGCGACCTCTTTCTCGAATGCCGCCGAGCTCATTCAGGCGGGCATCCAGGGCGGTGCTCCCTCGAGCACGGCGACCTGCACCTACGACTCACTGCGCAACGCCTTCGTCATCACCTCAGGCACCACGGGTGCGACCTCCTCGGTCGGCTTCGCCACCGCCGGCACGCTCGCCACCGGCCTCTTGCTCACGCAGGCGACCGGCGCCGTGCAGAGCGCGGGCGCCGCGGCGGCCACGCCGGCGGGCGCGATGAACGCGATCGTCGGGCAGAGCCAGGATTGGGCGACCTTCATGACGGTCTTCGATCCGGACAACGGCGCTGCGGGCGGTCCGATCAAGCAGCAGTTCTCTAACTGGGTCGCCGCGCAGAACGACGGATACGCCTACGTGGCGTGGGATTCGGACCCCGCGCCCGCGGCCGGCGCTGATCCCGCATGCTTCGCGCAGGCGGTGAAGGCGCTCGATGGGACGATCCCGGTGTGGGGGGCGGACGGCTCGATCGCCGCTTTCATCTGCGGGATCACGGCCTCGATCGACTGGAACGCGGTCGGCGGGCGCACCGCCTATCACTACCGCTCGAGCCCGGCCGTCACGCCGAACGTGACGGACGAGACGACGGCCTCCAACCTCGAGACGAACGGCTACAACTACTACGGCGGGTATGCCACGCGCTCGGCGTCCTTCCAGTGGCTGCAGCCGGGCAAGATGACCGGCAACTGGGAGTGGATCGACGCCTACGTCGACCAGATCTACTGGAACGCGCGCTTCCAGGCGGCGCTCGCCGAACTCGTCACCAACGTCAAGAGCATCCCCTACACCGAGGCCGGATACAACCTGATCCGCCAGGCGTTGGCCCCTGAGATTCGCGCGATGGGCTCCTTCGGCGCGTGGGTCGCAGGCGTTGCGCTCTCAGGCTCGCAGCAGGTCGCCGTGAACACTGCGGCCGGCATCCAGATCGCGAACACGCTTCAGTCCCAGGGCTGGTATCTGCAGGTGCTGGACCCAGGAGCCACCGCGCGGCAGAACCGCCAGAGCCCGGACTGCACCTTCTGGTACACAGACGGCGGCTCGGTGCGCCAGATCAACCTCTCCTCGATCGACGTCGAGTAATACCACATGGGCACGATCACCTCAGCCAACAGCGCCTTTACGTTGAGTGTCCCGGATGTCTTCGCGGTGCCCGTGCCGATGCAGGGGTACTCCGCGGACGATGCTTTCGACACCGA